ATAAGTTATACTTTCCTCGATATTGATTTGTACATGTGGAAGGGTATAAAATGAATGGAGATAATTAACGCTTTGAGAAACTCCGAACCAACCAGGAACAAAAGACACGCTACTGTCTCTGACACCATTAAGGGACATGGGAACAAACGGATAAAAGCCTACAAGAAGCGTACCAGTAACCTGAGGGTTACCGATACAAGTAATGCTAACACGAGGACATCCACGAAAATACTTATAGGAGGACAATTTCCTCTTAACCGTATTCGTGTTAGACCATAAATTAAGTAGACTACTACCACCCGAAGACCAAGTAACAGCAGTAGCAGACCAAGAAATTGTGCCTATTTTCACAGGTCTTTTAAAAAATGTCTCAAGATCTGTCTCTTTCTCATTTTTAAAGAACACACTATTCATGTGATCAATTTCAGTCACAGAAGTGACATCATTATTTGGGAGCTGTGTAACAACTCCCAGTGTATCGGCTTGAGCCGGGGGACAATTTAGATCAGTAGAGAAATAAAACCCAGTATAGTCTCTCTAAACTATACTTTCGTTTGCGGACTCGCTTTCGCTTTCCGAGTGAATAGCTTTTCCTTCGCCGCCCAGCGGAGGAATGATCACATTCACTAGTACACCCTCGTAAGGATTAACAGTTTAAGGACATGTTTAGGTCACAACTAATCTAGAGTAGAGGATCCCAAGTATAAAGTTCAAACTGAGTGAACTTTATATAGAGATCGTCATAATTCAAGCGCTTAACATCAATAGATTTCTCATTTAATTCTTTCTGGAATGCATCAAATCTTTCTCTCCCGGCCAAGAAAAATTCATTATGCGCCGAAAGTAATGCTGCACGATTGCGCTCCTCCTCACTGATTTTGAGCTCGGTACACCAGCACAATGACTTGTAAACTGACGTCTCCTCAATAGGAGCAAAAACCAAGTTTCCTTCAATGCGAAATCGACGTTTAAGAAAGGTGGCAGAATCAAATGAGACCTTTTCAGTAAGTGGCTGATCCTTCTTCGCAGAGGTTAACTCATAACCTAATTCAGTTGCAATTTTCTCCATATACAAACCATGAAACCATTTCATTCTAGAATTCGATAAGCAATCATCCCCAACAAACGCATTATGCAAGTTCAGAGCCACCCATTCCATGGTGGGCAACTGCATGTTGTTCTCGATGAAATACTTAAGAAAACCATAGTAGAACATCAAACGATGCATAATACTATTCGCTATGACCGTATCAGCACGACCACTAGCCAACATAGTATTAGTCACGTAATAGTTCCCTTCAATTGTACATAGAGAATATC